CAGGTAGCGGGCATTTGCTGGTAGTGCGTGTGGCTAAAAATGGCACCACTTTGGTAGAAAGCGAAGCGCAATCCACCACCAGTTCTAACAATCGCTCTGAAAATATTAAATTTCAATGCGTAGTAGAATTGGTAGAAACCAACTACATAGAGGTTTTTATCGCTAATCAAACCCAAGCCAATGCCGTAACCGTTACGGAATTAAGCGTAATTATTGAGGCATTGAATTAATTTAGAACACATGGCAAAAAGCATCATAGAACAATTACGCGAAAGAGGCGATAAGCTTTCCTTGGCTGCTGCAAATCGGATTGAGCAGTCGTTTAGCATCACCGCTCCACCTGAAAAGGTGGTTAAAATTATCTGCGATGAATGCAAGGTGGATACCACCGACCTAAGCAGAAAGACCCCAGAAGTGATGGAGGCAAAGCGTTTTTGTGTGTTTTTCCTTCGCGAATACTTGCATTTGCCCCTCAAAAGCATTGCGCCATTATTGGGGGTTGATGCTAGTAATGTTTCCCGTAGCCACAATGCTATCAAACGGGAAATAAAAACATATACACCTAAAATTAATATTCTAAAAAAACGCTTTAATTTTTAGATATGGCATACACATTAGAACAAGTAGCTATCTTGCAAGCTGCTATCGCTACGGGTAGTAAAAAGGTGGTCTATGGCGATAAAGAGGTGGAATATCGAGACTTAGACGATATGCTAAAAACCCTTGCATTGATGCAAGAGGAATTAGGGCTAGTGCAGCGTCAAAAAGATACGCGCCGCTTCGGTGCATTTTCCAAGGGTTTGGAATAAACGACAATTTTTATATGAATATACTCGACCAAATAATTAGCTATTTCAGCCCCGCGGCTGGTCTGAAGCGTGCCCAGCATCGCATCGCATTGACACAAATGCGCCGCTACGAAGCCGCCGCACATGGGCGTAGAACCCAAGACTGGAAGGCGGGCACTACCAGCGCGAACCAAGAAACGGAGCTTGCATTAACCACTTTGCGGAATCGTTCACGGGATTTGGATAGAAACAACCCATACGCAAATCGGGCTTTCAACGTCATTGCCAATAACACCGTAGGCACGGGGATAAAACCTAGCCCCGCAGATGGCAACACGAAAGTTAAAGAGGCGTGGAAAACATACGCAAAGAATTGCCACCACGAAAAATCCTTAACTTTCTATGGCATACAATGGCTGGTAATGCGTACCGTGGCTTTATCGGGCGAGTGCCTTATTCGCCGCCGCAATACCACCGACTCTAAAGCACAATTCAAATTACAGGTTTTAGAACCTGATTTTTTGGACAGTAGCAAAACACTGATAGGCTACGATGGTGAAGGCAATTACGATGTGCAAGGTGTGCGGTTTAACAAGGCGGGCGAACGCACAGGGTACTGGCTGTACGATAAACACCCCAGCGAATTTGGCGAGGTGCAAAGTACGCTGGTGCCTGCAAAGGATATTTTGCACATCTATCTTGAACTAAGACCTGGACAGGTGCGAGGCGTGCCGTTCTTTACTCCCGCCGCACTTCGCTTGAAAAACTTTGATGAATACGAAGATGCCCAGTTGGTTAGGCAACAAATAGCCGCTTGTTTTTCGGTGTTCATTACGGATATTGAAACGCCTGCAAGTACGAGCACTACTCCAAATTTGGAGCAAGTTCAACCAGGGATTGTAGAATACCTACCCCCTGGTAAATCGGTTGAGTTCGCCAACCCACCTGGAGTGGACGGTTTCGACAAATACAGCCGTCAAGTTTTGACCGCAATCGCTGCTGGAATTGGTGTGACGTACGAGGCAATGACGGGCGATTTGTCAAACGTAAACTTTTCTTCGGGTCGTATGGGTTGGCTGGAGTTTGCGCGAAATGTCGGCAACTGGCAAGAAATGCTTATCACAAAACTCAACGACCCCGTTTGGAGTTGGTTTATGGAAGCATTGCAGATACAAGGTGCAACACCCACGGAAGCATCGTGGACTACGCCCCGCCGTGAAATGATAGACCCCGTAGCCGAAACCAAGGGTTTATCGGAACAAGTGCGTAATTTGTTTGTGCCGTGGGAGGATGCTGTAAAAAGCATCGGTAACGACCCAGAGCAAGTGTTAGAGCAATCTATTCGCACCGCAAAGGCTTTTGACGATGCTGGTCTTATGCCCACGTGCGACCCTCGTTTTGATAGCAACCGAGCCGTGCCCAAAGACGGCGCGGATGGCGAAGACAGTCCAGATGATAGCGAGGATACCCCCAGCGAAAGTGCTGCTAAATAGAATAAAATGCGCTGCAAATAACGAACGCAAAACATTTGCAGCGCAATAAGAACAAACAGGTTAGGAAGTTTCGTATATTTGTTATCGCATAACATTACACCCACCACAACATAATATTATACCCACCATACACCCACAAATCATGTAAGATGCCAACTGCTACTGAAAATAAAAAAATAGGGGTACAATACGACAATGTACGCGCTGCTTTTGTGCCTACTTCATACAACGAAGGGGAGCGCACAATCGAAGTAACCTTTGCCACCGAAACGCCCTACCGCCGCCGCACATGGGACGGCGAATATGATGAGATTTTGAGCCTCAAAAAATCGCACGTTCGCATGGACAGGCTGAAAAAAGGCGCACCATTCCTCGCCGACCATAGCGGCTGGAATGTACGAAACGTTTTGGGCGTGGTCGAAAAAGCGTGGATAGACGAAGAAACAAAGAGCGGGCGTGCTCTTATTCGCTTTTCGGAGCGTGAGGATGTAAAGCCCATTCTTCAAGATATTAAAACGGGTATCCTACGCAATGTAAGCGTGGGCTACCGTGTTTACAAGTTCGAGAAAGAACCCGCACCCGAAAAAAGCACGGCACCGCCCGTGTACCGTGCTACCGACTGGGAGCCTCACGAAGTTTCGTTAGTAGCTATCCCAGCCGATGCAAATTCACAAGTTCGCGCCGCCGAAACGGGGGGCGAAAATGATTGTATTATTGAATTTAATCAAACCGAAGAACGGAACATGGAAATTAACAATCCCGTTACACCGCACGTTACGCCTCCCGTAGTAGATGAAGCTGCATTGAAAGCGAAAGCTGATGCCGCTATCCTCGAAGAGCGTACCCGTGGAATTGAAATCCGCAAAACTACAAAAATTGCCCAGCTTGACGATGCTTTTGCCGATGATGTCATTGGTCGGGGCGTTACGCTTGACCAAGCTCGTGCCCTCATTTTTGACGAGCTGGCGAAAAGACAAGCACAGCAACAACCGCCCACCAACCCCCATCACCAAGGGAACGTAGGAGGCGAGGATAATGAACTCCGTGCTATTGAGCAAGGTATGTTGCACCGTGCTGCACCCGAAACCTACAAAGCAGAAGGTAAAGCACAGGATTTTCGCTTTATGTCGCTGGTAGATATTGCTCGTTTATGCCTCGAAAAGAAAGGCGTTAACGCTCGCAGTTTACCCATTCACGAAGTAGTTAGCCGTGCCATTAGCACATCGGATTATCCGATTCTTACGCAGAACATTGCCAACAAGTTCCTTCGCCGTGGCTACGACGAAGCACCCGTTGGCGAGTGGAAAAAATTAGCAACTCGCACCACCTCAAACGACTTCAAAGCAAAAACGGGCATTCAGTACGACGGTGCGTACACCTTCGATGAAATTCCCGAAGGCGGTGAGTACCAGTTGGGCTACTTGAAAGAAGCTAAAGAAACGTTGAAATTGGGCACTTACGGTAAGCTTATCGCATTGACCCGTCAAGCCATCATCAATGACGATTTGGGCGGCTTTACCAAACACGCCTCTCGCATGGGGCGTGGCTATGCCGAAAAACAGGCGGAATTAGCCTGGAACCTGCTGACTAAAAACAGCGGCAACGGTATGACCATGGGCGACGGTTTCAACTTGTTTGATGGCACAAACCACAAAAACGTTGGTACTACTGGCGCAATCAGCGAAACTACCTTGACCGAAGCATTGCGTTTGATGAGAATGCAAAAAGGGCTGGATACAAAACAGTACCTCAATTTGCGCCCCTCGTATTTGGTCGTAACGCCCAAACGCGAAATCGAAGCTCGCAAAATCATCAACGGTTTGATTAACCCGACCCAAACCAGCAACGTAAATATGTTCGTTGGGTCGATGCAGATTATCGTGGAGCCTCGCCTGCAAGACACCGACGAAGACCGTTGGTATGTAACAGCCGACCCTATGCAAATTGATATGTTGGGTTGGGCTGAACTCGCAGGTGCTGAAGGTTTGTTCATGGAGCAAAAGGAAACGTGGAATACCGACGGTATCGAGTGGAAAGCTCGCGGGGACTTTGGTATTACCGTTTGGGACTGGAGAGGCTTCTTCAAAAACGAGGGCGCATAGTCTGGCTGCTGCTTAATATAATCTATCAAAAGGCGTATAACCGACTGTTTATGCGCCTTTTTCTAAACAAAACGGTTCCTAAAATAACTTATATTATGAAAAATAAAGTATCAAAAGGCTGTGTTATTCACTACACGGTTGCTGGCTCCGCAGTAGCAAGCGGCGATTTGGTGGTGCTTGAAGATATTGCAGGCGTAGCCACAACGGACGGTGCAATCGGCGACACCATTGCGCTTGACGTAGAAGGCGTGTTCACTTTACCCAAAGTAACGGGTAGCGGCACCGCCTTTGCCCAAGGTCAAGCGGTGTACTACGAACCCACGGAAGAAAAAACCACACCCGATGCGGATGATGGCGGCTCGCCTGCAACTGCATTTGTATTGGTAGGCTATGCGTGGGCTGCTGCCACTACCGCCGCTACTACCGTGAACGTTCGCCTTAAACTGTAATTTAAACCCTCGCTTGTGATGGCTGCAAACCCTTTTGATTCAATGGCTAAAGCTGTATTTGACACCCTCGCTGGAGTGATGGGTTACGATGCCGTTTGGACACCATCAGTTGGAGGCGCAGCCCAGCAAGCGAGGGTTTTTCTTAACTTGCCCACTCAAAAGCGCGAATCGTTCCAATACCGCGATAGATATGGCGATATTGAGTACGACCCAAATCAATACTATTTGGAGTTCAAAAGAGGCGATTTTTTAGGACTGGTAGAAGCGGTGGATGCTGGTAAGAACGAAGTGGTGCAAATAGACATTACCCAGAGCGGCACATCTGTATTACAAAGCTTCTATGTAATGAAAATTCATAGTATGTTTGATGGGAATAATTTTATTTGCCCAATAACACCAAAAGTATAACCATGTCTTTACTCGCCGATTTGGAAGATGATATAGCTTCACGCCTCACTTTTATACAAGGCGTGCCCAATTTGGTAGTGCAAGTAGTGCCCTACAAACAAAGCCTTTACAAGAAGGTTTTTACCAATCCTACGCTTACGGTTATGTTCAAGGATATTGCTTATACAGCACCCGAAAGTATAAACAAAGCCAACCAAGAAGCCACGGTAACGATTGAGGTCTATTTGCAGTCTAAGTTTCTACGCTCCAATGCCATTGCGACTGGCATTTACCAGTTGTACGATGAGGCTAGAAAAGCCCTTTTAGGCTACGAACCAAATGGCGGTTTTACTAAAATTTGGGGCAAAGCTTTTGAAGTTGTAAGTTACGAAGAAAATGTTTTTATGTACTGTTTTGAGATTCAAACCTCCATACCAGTCATAGAGCAACAATCGTGTTGGGAGCAGAATTTGCCACGGGTTACAGAAATACTTTACCTTGTAGATTCGCCCACCCCAACCCCATAAACCCTATTAGCAAACGTTTTAATTTTATTAATATATGGCTCTCGTTCACGGAGTAGAAACCGTAGAAGTAAACACGCCGTCTGGGTTGGTACGCGTTGTGAAGTCGGCTGTAATCTACCTTATTGGTACGGATTATAAAAGCGAAGACACATTCAATACGCCCATCCTTTGTAGCAACGATTCAGACGATGCGCTTTACTTTGGCAGTCCAGATGATTATTCACAGGACAAATATACCATACCGCACGCTCTTAAATTCATTCGGGCGCAAAGCGGCGGTGCTGCTACTATTATTGTGATGAATGTGTTTGATAGAGCTTCTATGACTGAAGAAATAGCAGACGAATCGCACGCAATCACTAACCGCAAAATTACACTAGACAAATACCCGCTTTCTGCTGTGGTAGTCACCAACTCTGGTGGTACGGTTACTTATGTAGAAGACACCGACTACACTATTGAAGGTCGTGTAATCACCATCATCGATAGTGCTCTTGCAAACGGCGTTACTTTGCTTTCCACTTACGATGCTGGCGATACTTCTTTAGTTACTGCCACAGAGGTAATTGGTTCCACCTCATCAAAAACAGGCATTTACGGTGCACGCCTTTGTTACACTTTGTTTGGCTTGGTTCCTAAAATTTTCATTGCACCAGAATACAGTCAAATCGCAGCGGTAGCATCTGCATTGGTAGCAGAAATGCCCCGCCACAAAGCTATCTGTATTATTGACAGTGTAGCGAGCACCAGAGCGCAAAGCATCACAGACCGCAACGACCCTACTAAAGCGTTTGGCACTGCATCGGAACGCGCTTTCTTATGTTTCCCTAAATTGAACGCTTATTGGTCTGGTCGTGGTAGTAATGACATTTTTTACCTTTCGCAATTTATTGCAGGGGTAATCTCTGCAACCGACAATAACCCTGCATTGGGCTTCCATTATAGCCCCAGTAACCAGCCCATACAGTTAGCGTTGGGAACACAAACGCCAATCACTTGCGCCCCCAACGACAGTGCAGGCGATACAGATGCCTCTTTGCTGAATGCCGCTGGTATCACCACCGTTTTTGGTGCGCCTGCATCGGGTTTGAAAGTATGGGGCAATTATTCGGCTTCTTATCCGAGCGTTGGCAATGCGTATTCCTTCTTGTGCGTTCGTCGCACTATGGACATTGTGCATGAATCGCTGGAGTTTGCCGCCTTGCAGTTCATTGACAAACCGATTACCCAGTCTTTGATTGATGCTATCCGTGCGAGCGGCAACGACTTTGTTCGCACGCTCATTGCCCGTGGTGCATTGTTGCCTGGCTCCAAAATTACCTACGACCCCGCACGAAACAGCCCCGCGCAAATCGCCGCTGGTCGTTTGACTTTTGGCATTTCCGCTATGGTTCCTACGCCTAACCAGATTATGACGTATGAATCTTTCTTGGATATTTCCTTGTTGAGTTTCCAATAATTGTTTAAGTTTGTGCCGCTCTTATTTTGAGGGCGGCACATCTTGCAAAAATGGCACATCTAATCATTAATAAAAACATCATCACCAGATGGCTACAAATATTTTTAAGCTCACTAATGCAAACCTTTACATCGACGGGGCGAATACTCTGGGCGTTGTAGAGGAGTTTGATGTACCCGCCCCCGAAAGCATCCAGCAAGAGCACAAAGCTCTGGGGCTTATTGGCAACATGGAGTTTCCCACGGGTTTCGAGAAGCTGGAGGCGCGTTTGAAATGGACGTGCATCGACACGACCTACGCATCCAAGATGTTCAATATTTTCACCACTTGCAATCTGCAATTACGGGCGAATCTTGAAACATGGGACAGCAACGGACGTGCAGAGCAACGCTCTTATGTGGTGTTTATGCAAGCAATGCCCAAAAACATCCCCACAGGCAATTTCAAGCCCCGCGAAAACACCGAGTTTGAAACAATGCTCAACGTCCAATACATCAAATTGGAAATTGACGGGGAGCTTATTTACGAGTTCGACCCAAAAGCGAACATCTACCAAATCAAAGACGTAGATGCCCTGGGCACGTACCGAGCAAATTTAGGTCTGTAAAGTTTTTACGAAAAAAACCGCACTCTTTACGGGTGCGGTTTTTCTCCAAATCAATCACAAGCAAATCACAAGCAATCATGTCAAAAGAACGTATTTTAAAAAAAGAAATCACACTACCGTACAACGGTCAAGTGTGCAAAATCTATCGCCTCAAAGCGAAAGATATTAATGCAGCTCAAAAAATAGCCACCACTACTGTAAAAAAATTGGACGGCAAAGAGTCTACAAATGTAGACACTGGAAAATTAATGCTTATATTGTTGTCCCGTGCCTGCACGTTCAACGACAAAGCACTCACCCCCGAAGAAATCGAGGAACTAGAACTCCTTAACGATAAGTACATCGTAGGGGATAAGACCATAGAAAACTTGACAATAGCACTTAGGATAAAAGAATTAACCGATAAATGCGATAATACAGAAAAATAATCATGAGCAACGAGAAATATTACGTCCCTGAAATAATGAATAGGCATAAATGAGAAATCGTAATCCCAAAGTTACAG